GACCACCGTGTGATGCTTGATCACCAAAAGTAAATATCAGGCCACCATTCTCTGTTCTAACAACAAAAGAATTGTGTTCTGTGTTTGCTACTGATTGAAAATTAAATCTTTGTACACTTGCCACTGTTGGTTCAATTTCAACGTCCCACTTAACTCCCTTAAACTTAACTGTTTTAAGTTTTTCGTTGATAATTTCAGCATTCATAAATCTGTAATCGTTCTTAAAGTCACTCTTTTCGTTTTCAAAGTGTATACCTGTTGGAACTTCAGCACCATTTCTAGTACCTTTTAATACAGTTATTTTTGCTTTTTCTTTATACTCTGGACATTTTAAGTGAATATCTAGTTTGCCTAATTGTGGCATACCAAACGTTCCGCCCATTTCTGCTTGTGGTTTGTGAAAAGATCCTTGCAAGATAACTGATCTGTCTTCTGCCATGGAATCAATTGTGGTTTCATTACTGGTACCAGTAATTTTAACAAGATCTAAAAACCCCAATCCATGCGTGTGTTTAACAATGTCTCTTAAGATATCTATCATACGTTTATTTTACTGTATATTTAGATTTTAATCAAGTGTTATTTCATCTATTCTATACAGCACAGGATTTTGTTTACCAGGCTTACGAAATATGGCATAATTGGCTCCTGGACGAAATTGATTCATCTCTATTATTTCATATCCTTCCTCTTTAATCATTTTTTCCATTGCAGTTTTAGTATTATAGTTCCAATAACCACGTTTTGCGTGTTCTAAATCAACATCATAATGACAATCTGCATATTGTATAAACACATAACCACCTGGTATTAGCACTCTTTTCATGTCGTGTAGGTAATGTTGTATATGATTTTGTGTAAAGAATACAAAAGTGTCCCAACTAAACACAAAGTTGCATGAACCTTGTGGTATATTATGGCATTCATGTTTTTTAGTTAGAAAAAATGTACAATATTTTCTGTGTCTAGGGTGTCTAAATCTTCTAAATATTTTTTCTTCAAGTTCGGGTAGTATATCTATAAAATAATTTCTACCCCATGCTCTAAACTCCTTAGAAAATGTGCCATACCCTGGACCTATTTCTAAACTATTATAAACATTAGATCTAGCAAATTGAAATATCTTTGTTTGTACCATTTTAAATAGCCAATTATCTACAACAGGCTTTTCTTGTTTCTTTTCTAAATCCACTTTAAACCATTCAACAGTTTTATCTAATCTATTAATTTCTTGTTCGTTATTTGCATCTACGGCTAGTTCAAGATCTTTTAAAATTTTAAGATTGCTATCAATTAGTTTTTGTAAATCTTCTTTTTTAACCTTTTTTAATTTTTCAATTAATAGTTTTATTTCTTCAATGCTTAACATAACAGTATTTAAAATTCAAACAGTTTATTAAATGTATTGCTGGTCTCAGTTGATTGTATATCCCAATCTAGCACACCGATTAGGTTGTCTATTTTTTGATCCAATATAGTTTGTTCCATAGCATCTGAATCAAATGGAAGATCTTTAAACCAATCTGGAATACGCAATTCATCTGTAGGATATGCAATACTTGTATAGTTTAATGGATTGTTTTTAAGTTTACACACAATTACTTTTGCACCATCTGTAATTGGTAGTGAATACTTGTCACCATACATAGTTTTACAGTTATTCCAATTTATACTTGCTCTAACGTGTCCAGGCATATTTGCTTTACCTTGTTTCTTTTCTTTCTCCCAATATTCAGTAACATTGTTTGCTCTTTTTGGAGATCCTTTTTCCCAACCGGGCCTAGATTTAAATTCTGCTCTAAAATCAGTAATTGCTTTTAGTACTTCTTCTTCTGTTTTACCTGTAAGCACCATATACAATATATCACTCAAAAAGTCTTGTACAAACACTGGAGTATCAGATCTTTTTAAATCTAATCCCATTGCCTTCATTTTACCTTCCTTGCCTGCAATATCTGTACGAGTTCCTTCAATATCATAATATAATACTGCATATCTTTTTTTAGTAATAAACAAACCTTTTGATGCAACAAGTTCTCTACCTGCTCTTATTACTTCACCTCTTGTGCTAGGACAATGGAATGCTTTAGTCATAAATGATTTGAATGATCCATTTACTTCTTCTGCGATCTTATCATATAATGCAATAACACTTTCTTTATTCCACGGAATTTGTCCACTTTCTATTTCTTTTAAAAGTGTTTTGTGTGCTGTAAAATAAACGGAATCTGTATCTCCATAAACAACTGATTCTCCTCGATGATCATATTTGCCTGCGATAACTTCATTTATTTTGGCTCCCATATGTTTTGTAATACATCTACCAGTTAATGTAACTGATTGTCCTATACGTATATCAAAAAATCTACAACCAGGATTTAATATTGCACCATATAAACTGTTTAAATTAATTTTTTTAACAAGTTGTCTTTTATCCCAATATTCTTTTTCAATTTCATTATCACCAGCATCATGCATTTTACGTTGCATTTCTTTTCTTTCTGCATACCAACGTTTTAATAAGCCTGGAATAATTGCTTCAAACTCGTATGTGAATATAGTACCATTTGCACTTAACATCCATTTATTTTTACCATCAAATATCACATCATAAAGTTGTGCCGCTGACATTCTAACACTTGTTCCGTCTGCCCAGTCGACAACAACTTCTGTTGCTTTGTCTTCTTTCATAACTGCTTGATATTCCCAACTACCAAATTGATTATCCCAAGCCGCCGCAAATGATTTTTTTTGCGACCTTGCTCTGTTTACTTCTGCAGATGTTATAATTGGTCTTATTTGTCCTACAATAGTTTCTGGTCCCATATTCAATGCTCTAATAACAGATGGATATAGTGAATTAATATCAACAGATCCTATCCAGTCATGTATACCTTTTTGCGGAGTTGCCACATAAGCACCTGCCGCCGTAACTGGTTCAGCATCTTTATCTCTGTATTTTCTTCCATGCACAATCATACCACGTCTATGTGCTTCGTTAACGATTGCTTGTTCTGTTACTGCAACTGCACCCATTGTTGTTTGTAGCAATACAGTGTTTTGGTGTGCAATCTCATTGGCAAGTTCTATAAATTTTAATTTTTTTTCTAGTTTAGCAAGTAGATTTGTGTCTTGTCTGTTGTATTCTATAAACAGTGCAAAGTCTTGTTTGTATAGTGCATCAAGTGAACCTTCATATACAGTTTTCTTTTCTCCTAATTCGTGTTCACCAATTGCGTCTAATCTAAAACTATGACGTTCTTCGTATGTATACTTTCTATATAATTCTAATAAATCTAAATGTACTCGTCCAATTAAATCATAACTTAAATGTTCTCTACCATATTTTTCAAATACTCTTTTTTTAGGTTTTTGTCCCCAAAAACATAAACGTCTTGTATCATCACTGCTTAAAACTTTTTGTATTCGTCCTACTGTATATGGAATATCATATCCTTCTGAGTTCCACCCTGAAATAATATCTGCATCTTCAACTAATTGTAAAAATGCATCAAGCATATCTTTTTCTTTTTCAAATAACAATGTGTTTGGAAAACGTTCTGTTAAAACTTTTGCATCTTGCATACTTAAAGTTTTTGGAGGAACTGCAAATGTAATTAATTGATCCGTCCAACCCATATAACAACTTATGGCAGTTATGGGCATGAACGGATCATCTGTTGTGGCATAACCCTTTTCAGGATCAAAATCCACTTCAATATCAAAGAACAGAACGTTTAACTTGGGAGTTTCTTTACCTAAGTAATTTTCCTCAAGGCATCTAAACACTGGATTGATATCTTGTTCATAAAGAGTTTTGTTGGACCTTATCCTCTGCTCTTTTATGAATTCTTTTGATGTTGCACAGGTTACTTTTTGTAGTGTTTCACCTGTTATAGATCTATGTTTACCTCGTACATCTGGATAATAGAATACATACCTTGCATCATATTCTACAAACACACGACCTTTTTTTGGATCTCTTTCTACAACATAAATTTTGTCTTCGTCTTTTTTATATAAGGCGTCTATATAACTCATTAAAATACTCTAAAATTTCCTATTATGTTCATTATAGTAAACCATGATGCCAAAACGCAAGTCCAAATTATCCTTCTACGCCATGATGCATATGCAAGTGTGCTTGAACCTAAAAGATACAATGGAAAAATCCAACGCATATCTGGTCCCGGTGAGGTAAAAGTTAATAGATAAGATCCTACTATTGTTACTGTTACTGAAAATACTTCAAGATAAAAAGCAAGTTTATCTGTTTTATAACTTGTTACCCAAAATTCTTTGAGTAATAGATACATTAAAGTTTACCAGCGGAGTTTAGTATACTTTCTAATGTGTCCATATCATCGGCAATGTTTTGATAGTTGCCTCTGTGTGCCACTGATATTGCTTTGTTGATTAGTGCAGGTTTTAATTCTAATTCTTCTGCGATTGCTTTCACAGTATCTTTTAGTCCTGATCTTAAATCCTCAACTTCACTTAATACTTGTGATCCTTGTGAAATTATTTGGATTAGTTTTTGTTTTTCTGCTTCGTTAAAGTTTCTTACTGCCATTTGTTTCTCCTGTTGTTATATCAATAGTATATAACATTTTTTGTGATAGAGCAAATGGTTTTTTTAGATCAACCCTGCTAATTTTTGAATACGTTTTATTTCAGCGTCGTCTGACTCTTCAACTTGATTTGCCTTCATTAATTGGTTAGGACCATCGGCAAATGCTTCTATTTTTGCAAGTCCTCTGCTACCAGCACTGCTAGGCGATTTAATTTGTTCACCTGCACTTATGGTTCCTCTTTGACGCATTTTGGTAACGTCATCTAAGTATTGGTGGTAGTTGTAAGGAATACTGCTCATATGCAGTATTTATTTTTTTTCTGTTGGGTCTAAATCGTTGGTAAACTTATCTTCTTGTGGCACTTCAACTTGTGGTGCAACTGCGTCTAATTCAACTTCTTCGCCTTCTTCTGCTTTATCTTCTTCGTTGTCTTCTTCTTCATCATCTTTTGATTCTGCATCTTGTTTTACTAGATCATTTAATGATGGTTCAGGTCTGTCTTTTTCTTGAACTATTTCTTCTTCTGGTTGCTCTGCCTTTTCTGCGTCTGCAATTATTTCTGTAGTTTCTGGAGTTTTAACAAGAATGTTTTTTTGTTCTTCATTGTAAACTGCTTCATTGTCTGAGAAAGTGTTGTATAGTTCAACAAGTTGAGATTCTTCTGCGTTTTTAATATATTCAGCGATATCGTTTGAGATAACATCTCTAAATGCTTTAGCATCATATGTTTGTTCTTCCTTTTGTTCTGCTTTTAATTCTGCTAATTGAGATTCTAATTCTGCAATTTTATCTAATCTTTTTGATTCTTCAGTAACTGCTTTTTTAATATTTGCAGAAATTGAATCATCTGCATCTGATTCTTTAATTGCTTTTGTAATATCTGATTCTTTTTTAGGCTCTTCTTCTTTTGTAATTGATTCTACTAATTTTTCTGCTTTTTCTGAAACTTTTGGTGCTTCTGTGTATTCTTTAATACCTGCTAATCTGGCAATGTCTGCTAACGAAATATCTTTGTCATCAAGGATTTTTGGCTCTTGTTTAGCGGCTTCCATTAGTGATGCTCTTTCTTCTTCTGGAGTTATATTGCTCATTGCATTCAAACGAGCCACTAAATCTGCGAAACTATTGTCTGATGATTTATTACGTGCCATATGAGTATTTATAATTGTTCCAAATTTATTTAAGGCGTTGATTTAGTAGTATAGCAAGTTTTGATTCATATGCCAAGCCTTCTGTTGGCATAAACTTACTATATTTGTCTTGTAGGTACTTAACTTGGTTTAAATCTTTACCAATATCTAATCTTAGTTTAGCATCTTTTAAATCTTTTTCAATTTGTGCAACTAATTCTTCGTTACCTGCATCTTGTGCCATTTCTAAAGCATTATTCATAGCCTTAATTGCTGGTACATTGTTGTTTATTGCATCGTTAATTGAGCCTACTCCTGCCAATCCTGCTACAAATATACCTGCCATGGCCAAACTTTTTGCCCAGTCTTTCAAACCTTCATCTAATTCTGCTTCTGTTTTAACAGGTTCGCCTTTCATTCTTGCATTTTTAATACCTGCTTTTTCTATTTCTTCTGGTTGTTTTGTAACAACAAATCTACCACTTGTATCTTGGTCATCAAATTCATATCCAACAGCAGTCATTAAATCTCTAATTGCAAAATTGTGATCAGATGATCCAAATCCTTCACCCTCTGGCCAATCACTATATTTTTCTTCAACTTCGTCTGCCGCCGCTCTCCATTTGTGTTTTAATAAATCCCATTCTTGAACAGTAATAAACTTTCTCATAATTGCCATTCTTAAAAGTTCCATGCCTGAGCCAAATGGTGCGCCGTCTTCTGAAACTGATTCATCACTCATTGGACTTGTAATTGGTGTTCCTGCTGTATCTTTTTTATATGCTGGTTTTAATTCTTTGCCTTTGTATGCAGTTTTTCCTGTTGGTACTTTTTCAATTTTACCACCTTTCTTAAGATACTTTTGCATTAATTCAGCACGTTCTTTTCTTTTTTCTTCTGTATCAAACTCTTGTATAGCAGAATCTAATTTGTTCGTTAGCCTTTCTTCATACTTCATATTTTCTTGTGCTTTTCTATTTTCTTTTGCTAACTCTTTTTCAACTTCATTTACTCTTTTAGATAATATTCTCATCATGCCAGGTTTTGTGTCAATGTCATCTAGTTTTGTTTCTCTGGCTAATATTTCATCAATATGTTTTTGTACTACCTGTGCGTGTTTGCTTAATGTGTTAGAATCTAATTCTTCTCTGTATGGATTTAATTTTTGATATTCTTCGTAGTTGTATGCACCTTGTAAATAATCTGCCGCTTTGTTTAATTTGCTTTGCACCCAACCTTCTAAATCATCACCTGGTTTAATCATAGATGCTAATTCTATCGCATATTTGGCAGTGTGATACAATGTGCTTTTGCTCATGTGTCCCTCGCCTGCGTCTTCTTGTACTGATTCTTGTGCTGGTTTTGTAATTGCTTTACCATTTTTTGTTAGGAACGATTCACCGTTCTCGATACCTGCTGACACATTGTATTTTTTCAATAGTTCTGCCATTGGCTCATACATTTTGCCCTTGCCATCACGGTCCATATCAAAATCATTTGTCGAAAATTCCCAACCTGAATTATTCACTGAATCCATGCCTGCCTGGAGTCCTTTTTTAAAAGACCTTGCAATATCTAGATAATCTTCGTGTTCGTCATTGCCATGGTCTTCCGGATCTAATCCATCTGCCGCATCTTGATAATATTTTGATAATTCATTTGCCAGGCCCTGCTCGCCTGCGTCTTCTTCAAATTCCGGATCTAATGTTGGAACTTCACCAGCAGTATCTGGATCATTGATATATCGATCACCTTTGGATCCTTTTTTATAATAGTCTTCGTCGTCTGGGTTCCAATATGCATCGTCTGGCAAGAATTCTAAATTCTTTTTCTCAATCCAATCTTCACCTTCGTTGTCACCCCAAGATACCAAATAATCACCATCGTCATCTTGATCAACAACTCTTCCTAGTCTGCCTGCAAACTGCGATATCTCACCTTCAGCATCTTTTTTAACTCTAACATATGTTTCGTTTAATGATTCGCTTTTAGGTTTACCGTGTTTGTTGTGTTGTGCCCAAGCAACTGCATAAGGATTATCTACTTTGCCTTTTAATGCTTTTACTTGATGTTCTCTGCCTGGAGGTGCTTTTTCACTGTATAAGCCTGCACCTTCACCTTGCATATAGCCATGTACTTTTTTAACATAGTCACCTGCTAGGTCAATTTTCTTTTGTACCCATGCTTCCATTTCTGCACGGTCATCAATTAGTTTGTGCAGTTTGATTGCGTGTTTGCCAATTTTCATTATTTGGTTTAATGCCATACTTGCTTCGTATGTGTCTGGTTGTACCGGTTCGTTAAATTCTTGAATTCTCATTAATTAAAACCAAAATGTGTTACTTCTGGATATTTTGCTAAAATTTTTCTTGCTAATTCGTTGTGTCCTTTTACAACTCTATTCATATGTCCTTCTTCTCTACCACCTGAATACATAGTTGGTCCGCCTGGATTTTGGTCAACTGTTGCTGGAATTTCTGCAGAAGGTTTATCAATATTTTTTTGTAACCATTGTGTAGTTCTTGCTATGAATTCTTTTGCTGGTACTGGACTTTGGTCTTCAAAATTTGGATCGTAACCTAAAGCATCTAAAAATTGACGCATACTCATATTACTCATATATGGTGTATCTAATGCTTCGTCTTTTTGCCAAGCATCTGGAAATGTCCAAGTCATTTGTTTTTCATCTTTTGGATCTTTGTAATAAGGTAACATTGATGCACCTTCTCCAAGTCCTGCTAATTTTGTAATTCTGTTTAGTTCTTCGTTTGCTTTTCTTAATGCGTTGGCAACACTTGGATGATTTGCTAAACCGGGAGCAATTTTATTAATAGTGTTGTAAGCACCTGTATAATTGCCACCTCTATATCTTGGATCATTTAAAATACCAAAAGCCATTTTAATTTGTTTGTCAGAAAAACTTTGGTTTCTTACTCTATCAACATCAGCAGATGTCATGCCGTCTTCTTCAACTGATTCGTCTTTAATTAATTCTTGTTGATGTCTTTGTAAATCTTGTATGCTATTAAAAGTTCCTGTAAGTTTGCCGTGTCTGTATGAATAAAACTTACCGTCTTTGTTTCTTGCGGCAAGTCCGTATTTGTTCATGCCTCTGTCTGTGTTATCTTCGCCATCTGTTAAATCTTGTGCCGGTTTCATTAATGATAGATAACCTTCTTGGTCACCGTACATTTTTTTGAATATTTCTGGATTATGATCTGCTATTTTTTTCATTACATACTCTCTTGGAGCAGTATCTGACTTTTCTATGTGCAGTGCCAACGATTTAAGCATATCTTTATCTAATAGGTCTGCTGATTTAATAAACATACCATAGTCCATTGAATCTGCACCAAGTTCTCTAGCATAGTTTCTAATTACTCTTGATGCTAGTGTTGAACCTTTATCTTCTATAATTTCATTAAATTTCATTTAACAAGCCTCACATCTACATTGTTTACATACTTCAATTGCATATTCTTTTCCACCATCTACTTCATAATGTTTTTCTTTTCTTTCACATACTGATCCGCAATGGCTGTCGCAACCACAATTTTTACATTTTACAGTTTCAGTTAAGATTAACGGTTCCATTATGGGTAGTTCCTTTTCATTAACGGTCCACCAAATAAACTAACACCTTTTAAATTATGTGCACCTTTAGCCGATCCGTCTGGATTTTTGGGTTGTACTATTTTAGGTAGTTTAGGTGCTTTTGTACCAGAACGTCCTGGTGTGCCTGTGTATGACTTTTTAAATCTATCATCACCTGCCGCAACGTGTGGATTATTAAGTGCCGCTATGTTACCAGCCGCCGTAGCACCCGCAGTTGCTTGTTCGTTGTTAATTCTACGTATAATTATTTCGTTTATTTTCATGCTTATGAGTATTTATTACTTGTTGTTGCTGTTTTAACCAATACAGATAAGGATCTGCTTGAATTAAACCTTTATTAGGATGTAAATTTAACGGGTCGTTTTTAGTATCGCATTGTAGCATAAAAATTTTGTGTTTTTTAATTATAGGAATTTTAATTTTTTTTGAACCTCCTATCCAATCCAATTCATATTGTACAACAAATGGCCAATCATATCTTTCACGATCTGTTGGGTTTGGCAGTGTACTCCATATTTTTATTACATCTCTATGTATTTTTTGTACTATATTTTTATCGTCATAAAACAAATTTTCTGGTATAAGTCCTATTTTATGTATTTTTACCAAAGCACATTTTGTCATAAATGAATTAGAGTAGTTGTTGTCGTGTATTTCAAAATTTAAAGATATATGTTTAGGATTTTTATTTAAATTTAAATTGTACAACCATATTTTAGATGGTATTTTTATATTTTCATCTTTTTTATCCCAACCATCAAGTGGTGGTTGACTGGCATTTAATTTGTTAGTTACCCAAGTAACATTTTTATTAATACCAACTGCTATTTCATTTATTATATTTGAATCTCTTTCTTTGATGTTTGGTATATGATTAATATCTTTATCTAAAACAATTTCGTCAATAAATCTGTCATCTAAAAATAATTTTAGTGTGCTTGATTTTTTATAATGTTTGTAAAATAAGGACAATATAAGAACATACTTCATATATGTAATTATTTGTATTATCTAAGGTGTAATTTTTTTACGTTCTTGTATTCGTCGCCAGGTTTGACGTCTTTAGTGGTGTTTTGTTTAGTAATGATTCCAACGCCAGCGGCATCTTCATTACCTCTATTGTTGCCAACGTTGATAGGCATCCAGTGACTGTTTGCTTTTCGTAATCCTAATGCCTTTGCAGTATGTGGCATCGCTATCCAGTCTGTTATAATTTCATTTATTTTCATCTACCATTTCCAAGGCAACATACTAAGGCCCATTAAATTTAATACAAATTCTGCTACAATAACAAATATTAAACCACCACCTATTTGCCATGCCCACCATTTCCATCCTGTAAGGCTACGCGACCATTGTGCAAGTTTACTGTTATGTGCTTTATCATATGCACCAGTTTTATTGCCTATTTTACTTGCCCAGTAATTAGGATCTACTATATTCTTTAACATTATTAATGGCCACATTATAATTTTTAATATTTTCATCTTACAAATGCTCCAATTCTTCCATGTACATCTGGATATTCTCTATAGGTGTATCCATTTGGTGCAGTAATATCTTCACCTTCCCATACAGGTATAAATTCCATTTCACCATTTTCAAAATCTGGATTATGTCTTAAATGTACTTCAATTAATTTGCCACCAATGTATTCACAATTCACAACGTCGTGTTTACTTAC